TATTACTATAACTCTATATTCTAGGGACCAGACTGTCAGACTATACGATAGAGACCTGATTGTGAGGATGGGATAGTGAATGTTCCGAAGGGAGATTACGGCTATTACCTCAATTTCATAGTTCAGAAAAGTGATGGCACAGCCTATGATTTGACAGGTTATACAATAACGCTGAAGGTCTGGAGGGCGGGCTCACCGGATATATTAATTATGAGCGGCGCATGCGATATAGTCACCGCCGCCTCGGGAATTTGCAAATACCTTGTGGCGAGTGGAGATTTCGATGACCTGGGAAGATATGAGGCTGAATTAGAATTGACTAAAGTAGACGTTAAGGAGAGCACTAAGACGTTTGAAATAATCATGAAGGAGAGTGGATAATGTATTGTACCCTGACAGATGTGGAAGCTCTGAATCCAAAGCGGATTTACGGGACATCAACGACCCCGACCTCCACTCAGGTTAAGGCCTTGATAACTCAAGTAGCAGTTGAAATTGACGCTGTCCTGGAGGCGCAGGGTTATACTGTCCCAGTCACGACTCCTGCTAATTTAGTCAACTTCCTGAAATACGTGAATGCCTATGGAGCGGCTTACCTTGCCGAATCAGGTATGTTCCCAGAGACGACCTCCCCCGGGGAGACAGCTCACTGGCAGCTTTTGAAGAAAATCTATGACGACTATATGAAGATGCTCATGGAAAGCAAGACACCGGCTGGCCTGGGAGTCGGGGCTGATGTTATAAATGTCGGAAGTTTCTATACGGAAATGAATACGCCTTCAGATTTTCCTGACCCAGCCTTTAGGGTACGATCAGAAGACCGTGATTATTGAGGAATTTAAGGAGCAGAAAATTGCCAACGGGAATTTACTTTGAGGTAGAAGGGGATGTACAATTAGCCCGATCCCTGTCGAGGTTTGGGAATAGCGTGAAGGATTACCGCCCTGCTTTTCGGGATATCATAAAACTATTTTATGAAATGGAGAAGAAGCAGTTCGAAAGTGAAGGTGGATATGGCTCTGGTGGGTGGGCACCGCTTAGCGCTGACTATGCCGAGTGGAAGGCAAAGAACTTTCCTGGTAAGCCGATCCTCCAGTTGACAGGAAAATTGATGTCTGCTCTCACAAACAAAACGGGGGAGACCATTCAGGAGATTGAGCCGCTTCTTTTGAAGTTAGGGACGAATCTGAAGTACGGTTTATTTCATCAGACGGGGACAAAGAAGATGCCGGCCAGGAAACCCATTGAGATGACCGAGCATGATAAGAGGGAGTGGGTGAAGGTGATTCAGAAATATCTTGTTACGGAAACAAGGAAGGCAGGTTTAGCATGACACTTGCGCTGCTAGAGACAGCTGTTGACACCCTCAGTACATACCTAGAGGCGAACATGGTAGCGAAGCTGAAAATGCTTGATACGGAATATGGCGATTTTGTGCTAGATGATATTGTGGCTTGGTACGTTGGACAATTCCCGAAAGCACTCCCAGAATATCCCTGCTGCGCCATAGTCGGTGAAGAGTGGGAGGCACTTGAGGAAAGCTCTCTTAACTTTAGATGTGCTAACCGGATAACGATTGTAGTCTTCGTTGGCGATGATGACGAGGCAAAAAGGTTCAAGAAGTTATGCCGTTATGCGAGAGCGCTCGTTGAGTTATGCGAGGCGGGGAGCGTGAGCATGGAATATACCTTCTACATGAACGGTGCTGTGAGATTATCAGAGGTATTTACTGGCGCCTCGCCTTGGATTCAGGCGGTCGGCGTGCCAGTCGTATTGTATTCATATGAGTCATTCTAAGGAGGTGAGAAATGGGAGTTTATCATGGTAAGAATGCTAGATTTTATATTAACGGATATGATATAAGCTCTTTAATAGCTTCGGTGATTCCCGTCCAGGAGAGGGAGATGATTCCCTATGCCTATCAGGGAGTGAGCGGATACAAGCAAATGCCGGGACTAGCAAAGGATGCTCTGAGTATAGACGGGTTATTCGATGATAACTACCAAGCACAACTTAATGCCCTCTGGGAAGCTACATCGGGATACCAGGTTATCGTCCCCTTCGGGACGACTCTGGGTAACAGAGCGATGGCCTGCAATGCGGTTAGATTAGGAAAATACGGCTGGAAGGTAGTCGTAACGGACATAAACCGTCTTGCCGCTGAGCTTGTAGCTGAGGATTTGCCCTGGGATGAGTGCAAGCTTATATTCCCGAAGGCTACTAAGACAAGCGATGGCAGTCATGCGGGAATTGATGATGGCGCCCCGACAACAGCGGGCATAATTGCATATTTGCAGGTATTTGCCTGTGGCGCTGACGATGCCTTAGTCGTCAAGATTCAAATGGATGATAACTCTGGTTTCGCTACTCCGACAGACCTGATTACCTTCACGACAGCGAATGGAATTACGACCGAAAGGAAGACAGCATCGGGAACGGTGGAGAGATATGTTCGGGTAGCCTGGGCGGGAACGCTCCCATATTCGGCCACCTTCGCGGTGGCCTACAAAAGAGGATAGGAGGTGAAACATGGCAACTTCAGGTAAGGCACACGGGAAAGTACTGGTATTCAAAAGAGGATAGGAGGTGAAACATGGCAACTTCAGGTAAGGCACATGGGAAAGCACTGGTATTCAAACTCGACAACCAAGCAGGGACGCTGACGGATATTTCAGCTTACGTCAAAAGCGTTGACGGCTTACCAGGCGAGGTCGAGATGGGGGACGTCACAGTCGGGGGGTCTGCGGGATACAAATATTATCCTGGACTCCAGAAGGCGGACTTCTCTATTGAGTGTGTGTTTGATGACACGGCTAACTCGGCTTATGATTTGGTTAAGAACTTCATGTCCGACACAAACACAAGGTCATTCGAGTTTGGCCCAGCAGGAAACACATCAGGATTTGCCAAGATTTTGGGGGAGTGCCGCATAAAGAAGGTCTCTCTGTCAGCGAAGGTGACTGACATCTTGACATTCACAGTCGATATGAGCCTTGACAATGACTTGACAATCGGCACCTGGGTATAAAGGAGGAAATTATGGGTGAGTTCTTTCTAGATGCCGAAAAGGTAAGGATTGACTTTCCTGACTCTAATTGGATTGACGTCAAGCAGGAGCTGACTCAGGAAGACTCCGATTATATCCTCAATCAAATGGCACGCGCCGAGGCGGGAAGCGGGAAGTCAACCATCGTTATCAATTTAGGGAAGTTGGCGCTACTTGAGAGAAGCGTCTTGGCGTGGAGTTTTTCTGAGCCAATAAATCGGGAGAACCTATCGCGACTCAAAGTGAGATACCGCATTAAGTTGCTTGAGGAGATAAACCGCCTCAATGAAGAAGCTGGGGAGTTTGTCCTAAAAAACGCATAGATGGCATCCATCTGGGGCTTTACGAGAATGCCCTTTACGGCACGGAGATAACTCCAGGGGATGTCAGAAGATGGCAGAGATATCAAGTAATGAGGGCGATGCATTGGACGTACAAGGAATACCAGAGGACGCCAACTCATATAATTGAGGAAATCGCCATGTTTCTAGCTACCGATAATAAGATAACTTTGGACATGATGAAGGAGAAGAATGGCTAACCCGGAAATATCGCTTTTGGTCAAGATGAAGGATGAGGCCAGCAAGGAATTGGGCAAGCTGCAGAAGAATGTTGGCCTCACCTCTAAGCAGATGCGTAACATGGGTATTGGCATGATGGCTGCTGGCGGGGCGATTGTTGCTGGCATGGGGATGGCAGTCAAGGCGGCCAATGCGGAACGGATAGGCATCTCCCGATTGGAAGCCCAACTCAAGAATGTCGGGGTATCATATGATGATGTCAAGGGAAGTCTTGAGGACGTAATATCTGCTACGCAATACAAAACTGGGATAGCTGACGACGAGCAGAGAATCGCTCTGGGTGAGTTGGTGATGATTACGGGCGACTATCAAAGGTCTCTAGATTTAATGCCTCTTGCCCTTGATTTGGCTGCTGCCAAAGAAATGGATTTGGGTACGGCAGCCGAGGTAGTAGGTCGAGTAGCAGTGGGCAACACTACCATATTAAAGCGCTATGGTATAGAGCTTAAAGAAGGGGCAACAGCGGCTGAAGCTCTAGCCGAAATGCAGAGCAAGGTTGGTGGCACAGCAGAGGCCACCCGGGACCCAATGAAGGTTTTAGGTGCCCAGATAGGAGACCTGAAGGAAGCTATTGGGACAGCATTGTTGC